ATGACAATGAAAAATATAACTATAATATTAGGTGAAAATGGGAAGGGGAAAACAAGGTATTTATTGAAAGTATTTGAAAGTAAAAAAAATAACAGTTCAATTGCAGTGATATCAAATTCATTAATCAATAAATTCCCAAAGATAGAGTCAAGAAAAATAACCCAGTACTTAATATCCAGCACCCATGCGCAAACAAATAGCTATGAGTCATTTTTATACGGTGAATTCAATAAGATAATAACGCCATTGAATATTAATAGTGCGTTGGATATTCTTGAATATATCGGGTTTGAGCCTTTTTTAAATATAGTTCAAAAGCCGAATTATAAAATAAAAACAAACAATGATAACAAAAATACAATACATAAAATATCAATAGAAGGATCTATAGGTGCGGAATTTAATCAAAAAACAATAACTAAAACAGCAAATAGTGACTATTCTGAGTATATACAAAGAGAGCATTTTTTTAAAATAAACAAAGAAAATATGGATGGTATAAATGAATACAGTAGGCATTTAACAAAAAATGAAATAGTGAAGGAAAAAGTGAACATAGAGGATGATCTTTTTAGTACAAGTTTTTTTTTAATGAAGAAAGGAGTCGAATTCCCTTTGTCACAAGCTAGTTCAGGAGAGCTATACATGCTTGGGATTGGCCTTTTCATTATCAAGTTCATCACTGGGTTTGATAATAATAAGGATGAAGCAATAATATTAATAGATGAACCTGAAAATAGTTTACACCCAAAGTGGCAAAGGGAATATATACAGAATATTATAAATTTTATTGGGAAAAAGTCAGTTGATGTTTATATTGCTACACACTCGCCATTCATAGCAATCCCAAATAATATAGATAATGCAAATATTAGGGTGGCCACAGTTAGCGAAGGAGAGTTAGTGTATGAAAACCCTGGTATTGGATTGAATATTGAAGAAATATACTATGATTACTTTGGAGTCCTTACTCCAAAAAATCGTTATTTATCTGAGTGTTGCGAGACTTTGTTAAAGAAATATACTTTAGGAATAATATCATTTCATGAAGCAAACTCCACGCTGGAAGACATGAAAAATGCATCTACTGATACTCTCCAGATCAGTTTTATAGAAAGTGTAATAGAGCTTCTTTTTAAATTACAAGAAAAGAGATTGTAAGATGCTTTATTTTAGTTGTGCAGACAATAAGATTATAATTGAATGCCTTAAGAAAGGGCATTCATCATGGAATGATAAAAAAATAACCGTATTAAAAGCAAAAATAAAAGAAGCATTAAAAAAAAGACAAAGAAATGTTTGCTGCTATTGCCTGAGAAGCTTTCATGGTGAATTTAATTTTGTTATAGATATCGAACATATACTTCCAAAACACAAATTTGTCTATAAAATGTTTGACTTGAGGAACTTGGCCGCTTCATGCAAAAGATGTAATATGAAAATAAAGGGAAGGCGTCTTGATTTTTTATCAGAAAATTTTCATGATGAAATAACACCTTATAACAAAGAAAGCTATTTGTTTATACATCCAAACGTTGATGTGTTTGAAGAACATATATCCTATACGCATAACCAAAAAGGAAGAGATATCATAATAAAATACGAAGTTTTAGATAATAGCGATAAAGGAAATTATAGTTATAATTTTTTTAAATTACAAAAGCTAGAAGTTCACACTTATAATCAAGCGCAAGGGATTTATAGTGATGAGGATCAATGGTTAGGAGATCCTGATTTTGATGATGATGATGAAAATATTGCTGAAGCATTTAATGAAATCGAAAATAGCATTGAGTTTTTTGATTCAATATTCAACCAAAAATAGCCAGTCATGATGGCTGGCTAATGTTCATAATTGGACTTTTGGGTTCATATATAGTTATTTTTATAATTCTTCAATGTGAGCAGATTAAATTAAGGTGCGAGAATAGTGCATGACATGCTGGTGATACAGGGTATATATCAGGAGTTTTATTCGCTACGCTCCTGACCTGCTCCCGTTGATTAATACACCCCGATGTTAGTAATGTCTTCACATTCAACCAACGCTCAGCAACTAACAGGAAAGCGTTGGTTTGGCCTCTTGAGAATTTCTCACCTGTTCTTTCTGATGTTCCTGAGGATCAATGTCTTTCGCCAATAAAACTTTAGATTCGGCTCTAAGTTTACGTGCATCAGAAAGCGAGACGGCAGGGTAGGCACCAAAGCTCTGCTTGGTTCGCTGCTTTGTCAGAGGTCGATAGTAACGGAATTGCCAGAGCTTACTGCCGCTGGACTTTATTAACAGAGTAAGCCCGTCACCATCATAAAGCTGGTAATCGGCATCTTTAGGTTAGGCGGGTTTGATTTCCGTCTCAGTTAACGGCTTAGTTTTTCTTGCATGGGGAATCTCCATGCGTTTAGGCCCAACGAAAACAATTGAGCTTTTCGTTGGGCCTATCAATGGACCCAAAAGGTTCGGATTTAATGAGTTCTCTTCGGATTTCGCGGGAAAAATTGCAGGCACAAAAAAGCCCGCAGGGCTTGCGCCGTGCGGGCTCTTAGGACTTCATCGGATGACTCTGGTAATCACCGATGGAGAATTTTGGTGGAGCTGGCGGGAGTTGAACCCGCGTCCGAATAATTCCTAACCTGTTGAATATTAATGTTTTGTGTTTTGTAAAATGTCTCAAGTGCATTTTACGTGCATATCGTGGTCCCTCTAACGTCCTGATTACGTCCAACATTTTGAAATATTCACCACGCTACAGAGCTGCAGAAATGGCGGTTTTCCCGTCGTATTCAGCCAGGTATTTACCGTAATTGCGGAACAGCATTTCCGGCCCTTTATGCCCCATCTGCCCGGCAAGCCAGAAAAGGTTTACGCCCTGGCTAATGTGTCTGGTGGCGAATGTGTGGCGGGTCTGGTACGGGTTACGGTATCGAACGCCAGCTTTTTTGAGGGTTGGCACCCATGCTTTTTTTCGTATCGCGTCGGCGTTCGCCCAGGGCTCACCCGTTTTGGGATCGCTGAAAATAAACTCGCTTTTCATGAAAGTGAATTGTTTCTGCGCCTGCAGCGCGGCCAGCGCCTCGCTGTTTAATTCTACTTTACGGGTACCGGCTTTTGTTTTGGTACCTTTCAGAACGCCAACAACACTTGCCGCCTGAACGTGAGCTGTTTTAGCGATATTGTCGAGATCAGGCCAGCGCAACGCACACAGCTCAGAGCTGCGTAAACCCGTATTGAATGCGAAACGGAACAGATTTTCCCATTCTTGGTATCTGCAGCTCTGGTAAATAGCGCTGATTTCCGCTGGTGTGAACGGATCAACTTCGTAATCGTCACTATTCGGGCTGCTGTCGATCACGTGGTACCGACTCGCGCTGACAAGGGTTACCGGGTTGATTGTCAGCAGGCCGTCTGTCACCGCTTCATCTATGGCGCTGCGCAGAAACGAGAGGTTATTCCTGATCGTTTTAAGCTTTGTTTTTCTGCTGGCGATCCAGTTTTTGAGGACCGCAGGGGTAAGTTCCGATACATGCATTTTGTGCAGCGCAGATAGCGCAGACAGGCACTTTTCATAACCGCCAATAGTGGACGGAGAAAGGTTGCGGTTCTGGCAGATTTTCAGATACTCGTCCAGGTAGGACTTAATATTTTTGGTTTTCTTCACTACCCCGAACAGCTCCAGTTTTTTGGAGGTGGGGAAGTATTTAGCATAATCGAATGTGCCGCCGGCGATCTGATTCTGTATCTCCCCCAGCAGGCGCTCGGCATACTTCACGCCGCGCGCGTTTGCTTCCATTCTGGAAAGGGGCTCCCGGCAGAGAACCCCCTTGTAGGTGAATGTGATCACCAGGGTATCGCCAGTTTTATGCTGGCGAATGGTTACTCCTCTTGGGAGAGATAATGATCCTTGTTCTTTCTTGCCCACTTTGAAACCTCCATTAAGTCTATCCAGCGTTCTTTAACGCCATCGACTTTTAATACATGGACACCCTCTTTCCATAACCCCCTTTGTATCCGTTTGTTAACGGCTTCAACTGTTTCTCCGGCGTCCCGGCAGTAGGTTGAAAGTGGTACGCAATCAAGACTCATGACCGACCTCCCGCCCAAATGCCTAGGCATTTTCCAGTTCATTTGCCGCATAGATAAGTGCGTTGTGGTGCGCTCTAAAACCGCCATCAAGTTCGCTGGCCGCTCTCTTGCGCAGAATGTCGATCGCAGCCTGATAGTCATTCTGGTAATCGGCGGAAAAGTCCGCCGTACTGTCCGGCATTACACCCAGCACCATCAACATATTTTCCGGGTCGATGGGGATGGTGGTAAGCCCCAACTGCTTGGCCTCCGTTGCTAGACGGGTCCAACGCTTAATAATTTCTAAAACTGGCTTATTCATGGAGCGCCTCGCTACCTCACCAAAAATTTATATTCAATCAGCGCGCCGATAACGGTGGCCGCCAGCAGCATGGAAACAATGATGCTGAAAATGAAGGGCTTCATCATTTCACCCCTGCTGGTTTGATGGCCTGCAGAGCATCAACCTCTTTAACGAATCGATCATGCATCGCGTCCCATTTCTCACACCATTTCTCTATTTCTCGCTTGCGCGCCAGGATGCGACGCAGACGGCGAACACAACGCTGGTGGGCGGCCAGATACTCAGCCTTTGTTTCCCCGTCTCGCCATACTTCCCTGTCATCGCGATCAATACGCACCCGCGGGTGACGCTGTGGAAAACCTGAACGCTCAAAAGCCTCGGTAGTCATGAAGAAAGCCAGATAGCGGATCGCCGTATCTTGCGTGAAGCATTTTTTGATACGACCGTGACGTACTGCTACGAACAGTGGGCCAACTGGCGTATCGTGTTTCTGTAATGCCAGGTCAATCATGCTTACGGTGCGTTTATCGTTCATTTCCGGTCCTTAACTTTGCTGTATCGTTCGTGACTCATTACTTCCCAGTTCTTGCCGCCATCGCGGGAGAGTAGCCGCCAGCGGTGATTAACCTTGAGGCTCAAATTCCCGGAGCCGTGCATACGGCAGGGGTGAATGCGCCTTGCTCTGAACTGGCTTAAAACGTGTGCTGCTTTGAGGTGAACCCACTCAGGAATTCGTATCGCTGTCAGTGCCACCAGCCACCTCCTCAAATCTCAGCTCCATTTCGCGCGCCATTTCGATAAACGTGGCCAGTGAGCAAATGTGCTCGTCGTCGAACAGCTGGCGGTCGCATATCACCCTCCCGTTCTCGATGTGCAGGACTACCCGCCCGGTAAAATCAGGGAGGACATGCAGATCCACGTTCAACACGGGGCGGGGGAGCAGCACACCCTGATAAAGCATTGTTTGTTGGTTAGCCATTGCCGATCTCCGCATAAACTGGTTTCTGCTTTTTGACGAACTCAACCAGCTCAGAAATGAGCTCGTCGATTAATTCCTTTCCGCTATCTGTGAGGAATTCACCGCTGCCATTAACATCAACAGCGCTGCTGTAAATTCCCTTGATAGCTTTTACGCCTTCGACATTCCCGTACTCACTGATCGCGAGCCTTTCGAATTTTCGTAATAATCCATCGAGAAGAATCTCTGTTAACTCGACCGTGTTAATACCGCCTTTATTGAGCTTAATAACAAGGCAGTTACTGCCAGTTTTACGCTGGTGGCGTAATAACGCTGCCTTTAAAATTCTGCGTCGATAAGTATTAATTAAATTATTCATTTTATTTACCGTAAGCCTTTTTTAAATAAAGCATGGCTATAGACCAATAACCGAATGAGACAAATAACTGAGCTGTTTTAAATGCTTGCCGATTAATCATGGTTACCCTTAATTTGATTGCAGGAATCCCCAGGATTATTCCTGTAATTAAAATGACTAATTAATTTTTAAGCCGGGTTTTTCGATTCTTGCTCAATAAGGTAAGCCGCAACCGGTCCAATGAGATCCGCCAAAAGTGATGCGACGGATTCTACATCTGAGTCTGTCAGTTTATGAGGGTAGTTCTCAAGCATCCTCGCAACAATTTCAGCTTGGTAAGCCTTTGATGCCGCTTTTTGCAAAGTGATATCAGACATTTTTTGCATCCTTATAACCGGAGGAATATGTTGCTGAGTTAGCTATTTTATTGGTAGCCAGTGCTAATTCTGCGAGGTCTGCAATCACACCAGAAAGCATTATTATTTTGTTTTTATCTAAGCTCTTTTCTTCAACCTCACTCATTATGCTAATCCCTATATGATTAATGGCTTCTAAAATAGAGATTGTTTTCGTATCGCAGTCAGTAGCAACTTTGTCAAAATCAATGTCTTGACATTTCTCTTTATCAGAAGAGAAACGGTAATCGGGTATATCTACAAGTTGAAAAAATTTCTCTGTACTCATTTTTTGCACTCCATTAATCCGCCGATGCATAAACAATACATAACGTATTAAATAAGATCAATACAAAATGGAGTATTTGGCTGTATTATTTTACATCGTTTTGTTTTTCAAGGTTTTTTAGTTGGAAGGGGGGTGTTGGAGGCAAAAAAAAAAGCCGCTTTCGCGGCCAATTTACGGGAGATTGGTGATTTTTGCGTCGACCACAACACCTATAATACGGCAGTTGCCATTGATTGGGATTATTGGGTATTGGGGATTGAGGGGTTTGAGAAATCTTTGACCGGCATCGATAACAAGCTTTTTGAATGTAGCTTCATTGTCACCGTCAAGTTTCGCTACAACCAGTTTTCCGTTGATTGCTTCCACTTGGGGATCGACAAGTATCACCATCCCTTCCGGTATGCTCAGCCCTGCTGGTGATGTCATGGAATCGCCTCTGACATCTAACCAGAAAGAATCCTCAGAACATTCAACGGTGGTGTCATACCAGCGATCTATCGCTCTACGGTGATACGGTTCTACTGCTTCCATCCAGTCTCCAGCGCTAACCCAGCTTATAACTGGGTAACTTCCTTTGGATTCGTTAATGCTATTAAAACTTACATTGTGATCGGCTCTTGAGTCACTGACCGTGCCGTCAGCGTTTACTACGAAGCCGGGCATTTTCAATATGTTAAAAATCTTCGCTATAACCTCTAGGTTCGGTTCACGTCTGGCATTTAACCAATGACCTAGCCCGCCCTGCGTTATGCCGAGCGCCTCTGCCAGCTGTTCTTGAGTCATGCCGACTTCTTTCATCCTGGTTTTGGCCAGGTCCTGCCATCTCTGTTTCATAGCCATGATTATTACATTCCGTATTTAGTGAGCAACTTCCATTTTGTATTATTCTCGTAAGTGTGTATAGTACGTTATGTATTATTTATGCAGGACTAATCGAATGAGTGGAATCAAGAGCCTTAGACGCAAAGCAAAGGTAACTCAGGGAGAGCTGGCCGCGCTGATTGATAGCTCTCAGGGGGCAGTTAGCCACTACGAAACAGGAAGAAGGATTCCTGATGTTGCAGTCGGAAAACGGATCGTCAGCGCGTTTAAACAGCTTGGCCTGGATACAAGTTTGGACGAGGTATTTTCAGATGATGTTGCACGGGATGAGGCCTGACCACGGTCTGCTCCCATCTGTTTACGCATCTGCAGATGAAGAATGGATCAAGCAGCAGTTACTGAGCCTGACGCCGGCAGCACGACAAAAAGCCATTCAGCGTTATGCAGCTGTGTATCAGGAATCGTTCGAAGCCGAGCCCGTTTCATACCGCAAGGAGAACCGGGCAAGGCATGAAGCAAATATGCGGCTTCGCCTGTTTGTGAGAAATCACGGCAGGGCTTTACAGGGGTATACCGCCGAACCTCCCCTGGTCGGAACGCCACCACGTTCCTGATTGTTGCGGGTTTAAAGGTACCCGGACAAAAACAGGCTTAAAGGTGCCTGTTCAGGTTGGCAGCCCACTAACTCAATTCCCCGTATGTACTAGGTAGGTAGTACGTTTTTATGGGGAAGAGGGAAAGGGGGGTAAGGGGGGATTGGGTGTAGGGGTAGGAATAGGGTCTTTTCCAACAGGAGAGATCCATTGGTTAAGTAGATCACTGTCTTAAGGGCGCAATTTAAAAAACGCCCGTATCAGCAAACCAGTATAGAGCGTTCAGGCGCTGAGAAACAAAAAGGGTTCTTTCTGGAAGAGTGATTTTTCAGGGGAGCTGAATCAGAAGGGAGGCTGGCAGCCTTTGGGGAGGCCACCAGCCATGTGAGGGGGAATCCATGAAAACCACATCACAGAATTATTATCTCATCACCGCGGGGTCCGCACAATGCAGCTGACGATCACACCGAATTTTGCACAGGAACGAGCACTTATCCAGCTGCGCCGTAACTGGAAGGATACGAAAACCTTCATGGTGTACTCGCCGACGGGCAGCGGTAAAACGGGACTGGCCGCCTTCATCGTTGCTGGGTTCGTTAGTCGTGGCATGCGGGTAATGTTTTGCGCGCCTTACCAGATCCTCATAACCCAAACCGCAAAGCGTTTTGTGGAGTATGGGTTGCCGGGTGATGAAATCGGCTATGTCTGGGCGGATCACCCAAACTACGATCCTACCCTCAAAATACAAATCGCCAGCGCCGATACGCTTATTCGTCGCGTTTTCCCTGACAATATCGATCTGCTGATTATCGACGAAGCACATCTGCGAAAAAAACGCATCCTGCAGGATATCGAACGCCTGCGCGAAAAAGGCGTGAAAGTGATCGGGCTGTCGGGGACACCGTTTTCCCCGTTCCTGGGCAAATACTATGACCGACTGATTAAGCCAACCACCATCGGCGAGCTGATCCAGCGCGGCGACCTCAGCAAATACGAATTTTACGCGCCCACAAAGCCGGATCTGAAAGGGGTTAAAACCTCTCCGTCCCTGCAGTACGGTACCGACTACAACGAGGCGCAGCTGGCGGAGATCATGTGCGGTTCAACGCTGGTGGGCGATATCGTCCAAAACTGGCTGGAGAACGGCCGGGACCTGCCGACAATCGCGTTCTGCGTCAACGTAAACCACGCTAATTTTCTGACTATTCAGTTTAACCAGGCTGGCGTAAATGCAGAGGTTATGACTGCAGATACGCCTGCGGAAGAACGCCAAACCATCATTCACCGCTTCGAAACTGGCGCCACAAAAATCATCGTTAGTGTTGGGGTGCTGGTTGCCGGGTTCGACAGCGATGTTCGCTGCATCATCTACGCCAGGCCAACTAAGAGCGAAATTCGCTGGCTGCAGGCGCTCGGGCGTGGCTTACGCACCGCTCCGGGTAAAGAGTCCTGCCTCATCTTCGATCACAGCGGAACCGTGCACCGCCTGGGTTATCCGGACTCTATCGAATATGACGATCTTCCGGGTAAATCAGACGGGATGGAGGAGGGCGCGCGCCGCGCAGCTGAGGAACGAGCAGAGAAGCTGCCTCACGAATGCTCGCAATGCCACTTCATGAAGCCTGCTGGCGTCTATGTCTGCCCTAAATGTGGCCACAAGCCGCTGGCCGGTGAGGACATTGATACCGACACCGGGCGAAAACTCAAAAAGCTTGGGGGCGAGCAGCGCCAGCCGACGAAAGCAGAGAAACAAGCCTGGTGGAGTCAGATCAAATTCTATCAGCGCCAGCGCGTATCGCTGGGGAAAAAGCCTGTCAGCGATGCCTGGTGTGCTCACACCTTCCGCGAACGTTTTGGCGAATGGCCGAACGGACTGAGCGATTACCCGATGGACATCACGCCAACAGTTTCAAACTTCATTAAGCACAAGCGGATCAGCTTCGCTAGACGAATCGAAAAAGAGCAGCGCCAGCAGGCACAGGCAGAAGAGCTGCCTACCCAGGAAAGAATTCAGCAGGCGCTTAATCGCGTCAGTGATATCAGACATCAGTTAGGAAAACGAGCATGAAAACGGTAGAAGCAGCAAAAGGCCAGTGGGCCATGATTTTTGAGCATTACGGACTGCCGCCGATCACTGGTAAAAATCACTTTAGAGGGAAATGCCCGCTGTGTGATTCGGTTGGCAAATTCCGCATCGACGACCGCGACGGCGCAGGAACATGGATCTGCACCTGCGGCAGCGGTACGGGAATGGACTTGGTTACCAAAACCCAGGGCAAACCATTTAACGAGGTTTGCCGCGAAATCGATGCACTGATCGGCAATACGTTCAGGCGTGACAAAATTCCCGAGGCTAGCGACGCTTCCAAGCTGCGGAAAAAGGTACTCAGTAATTTTGCAAAAATGTCACCTCTGCGCGGTACATGCGCCGCTGAATACCTTAACTCACGGGGTATTTATCAGCTTCCGGCTGAGTCCGTGCGGCTTAATCCCAAGCAACGGCATAACGGACGGGTGTACCAGTCTATTTATTCACTGGCAACAGATGATAAAGGCGAGCTGTGTTACCTCCATCAGACGTTATTGGATGGTGCAAAAAAGGCTGACATCGGGGCCAGCGCCAAGCGGCAGAAATCACTGCAGGAAGATAACTATCTTGATCACGCTCGCTCAGTTGCGATCCGTATGTTCCCGGTCGCCAGCACGCTGGGCATCGCAGAAGGAATCGAAACCGCCTTGTCTGCTCATCAAATTTACAAGGTGAATACCTGGGCCACCATGACAAGCGGATTCATGAAGAAATTCCGTGTTCCTGCAGGCGTGAAGAATTTGATTATTTTTGCAGATCGAGACGTAAACAGCGCCACCGGATTGGCTGCGGCCACGGAATGCGCTCATGCCAATTTAATGGCAAAAAATGACCTGCAAAAAATCAGCATCTACTACCCGGATAACGGTGATTTTAACGACATGCTCATGAACGGCGATCAGGTTCGTGAAGTGGTTTTCTATAAAAAACAGCAGGTGGCCGCATGAAACTGGAAGCATCACTCAAACATTTTAGTCCTCAGGGAATGCACATCAGCGACGACGTGAAAGGAACCTCTCCGGACCGCCTTACAGGAACAGATGTAATGGCGGCGATTGGCACCACCAGCAGCCGTGCGCGATTCGGCCTGGCGGCGTTCTTCGGTAAAGCGGGAATCAGCAAAACGGATGAACAGCTCGCAGTTCAGGCGCTGACGCGTTATGCGATGGACGTCGCGCCGAAAAATGTTCGTAAAGCAGCTGGTGGCCATTTCGGATGGTGCATGCAGATGCTGGCACAATTTGCCTTTGCCGATTACTCCCGTTCGGCGGCCACCAGCGTGACGTGTCACAGTTGCAGTGGTACCGGGTTTATCTCCGGGAATGAGGATGTGATTAAACACCCTGGTATTTTCGACGCCGACGGTGCCGAAGTGGTGGCCCCGAAGATTAAAAATGAGCTGGTGTATAGGGTTTGCGGAACATGCGGAGGAAAGAAAGTGATCCTTGCCCGGTGCAGGTGTGGCGGTAAAGGCGAAGTGTTGGACCGCAAAGCGACTAAAGACCGCGGCGCACCGGTTTTCAAAACGTGTGAACGTTGCTCTGGTAATGGTTTCTCTGCTATCTCCTCGGCGACGGTACACCGTGCCATTCTGAAGCGCCTCCCTGACCTTCATCAGTCCTCATGGTCACGCAACTGGAAACCCTTCTATGAAATGCTGGTGGACACTCTGCGGCAGGGTGAGCGTCATGCAGCAGTGGAATTTGAGAAGGTAACAACTTATTAATATGATCGAAGCAAATGGCGACACTTTTTTGCACATTAGGGTTGACTTTGCATAAAGCTGTCCTGTATGCTTTCCATCGTGGGATATTACGCCTACACGACATCAAACCCGCCTCAGCGCGGGTTTTTTTATGCCTGCAATTCTTCGCGCCACGCTCGGCGCAATTCAACCACAGAGCCTTTCAGGGGTGAGCCATAGGGAACGGTCGGTGTGACTGTCTCTGTGGGCTGATCATTCCTGAGCGCTGGCTCACCCGCTAAAAGGAAAGTCACTATGTTCGGTATCTTCAAAAAGAAAGCACGTAAAGCAGTTACTGAAGTTAAGAAAATGGAAAACCGCGATGCGGTTGAGGCGACTGTATGGGGCGCTTACTCCATTGCGTATGCCGACGGTACCTGCGACGCGAAAGAAATCGCCACGCTGGAAAAAACTATTTCGGCACTGCCTGCCTTCGCGCCGTTCGCCGGTGAGATCGCACAGATGAGTAGCAATATTCGTGCTCGTTACGAAGCTTCACCGCGTTCTGCTAACGCTCAGGCGCTGCGCGAACTGGCTGATGTTGCGGGTACAAATGACGCTGTTGATGTTCTTTGCCTGTGTCTCGATGTAGCTGACAACGACGGTATCGGTGAAGAAGAAGAGAAACAGCTGAAGAAAATCGCTCAGGCGCTGCAGCTTCCACTGGATCAGTACCTGTGATCGGAAAACTGCGTTGGGCAGCCGCCGGGATTTTGTTGTTCCTGGTGGTTGCTATCGACTTCACCAGCAAAATGATGTCCATCCTTGCTGATGGCGTGCTGGTGGCCGGAGTGATTGCGCTGCTCTGGCCCCTGATTAAACCCAGTAAATAACACTGTGCAAAAGGTCATTCCGGATGGCCTTTGACAGAGTGACAATAACGCCGCCTGGCGGCCTTCTTTCCCCTCATTTTGAGAGGATTCACAGCATTGAGGGGGACCGATGTCCGATCCAATTTCCGGCACAGGGTTAGCCGGTTTAGCTTTAACCGGGGCGAGTGTCTACGGGCTATTAACTGGTACTGATTACGGTGTTGTTTTTGGTGCATTCGCAGGTGCCGTATTCTACATCGCGACAGCTGCTGAGCTGAGCGTTTTGCGCCGTCTGGCCTATTTTGTCGTGTCGTACATCGTCGGCATTCTTGGTTCTGGCCTGCTGGGTTCAAAGCTCGCATCCTGGACCGGTTATAGCGATAAGCCACTGGATGCCATCGGTGCCGTGATTGTTTCTGCGTTAGCCGTTCAAATCCTTACTTTCCTCAATAAGCAGGATATCGGCTCGCTGGTGGCGCTAATAATGCGCCGGGGAGGTTCAGGTGGTACTAAATGATCCAACTGCAACATTAAACGCTCTGCTCTGCGCCGGGGTGGTGATTACCCTGATGTTTTATCGTCGTGGCGATTCCCGGCACCGTCCGTGGGTTTCCCGTTTAGCCTGGCTGATTACTGTCACGTACAGCGCTGTGCCGTTGGCCTACCTGTGCGGGATTTATCCTCATTCGTCATGGGCCACTATTGGGGCCAACATCATTTTCCTTTCCGTGCTGGTGGCCGTCAGAGGCAACGTTGCGCGCCTGGTTGATCATCTGAGGCACTAATGACCAAAGACGAAATTTTTAATGCCATTCTTGGTAAAGAGGGCGGTTATGTAAATCACCCTGACGATAAAGGCGGTCCAACAAACTGGGGGATCACACAAGCGGTAGCTCGCGCCCACGGATTCACTGGCGATATGCGAGACCTAACTCGCCAGCAGGCGCTGGATATCCTGACTGCAGACTACTGGACAGGGCCACGCTTCGACCTTGTTTCTGAGGTATCACCAGCCATCGCAGCCGAACTCTGCGACACAGGCGTAAACATGGGCCCATCTGTACAGACCAAATGGTTTCAGCGCTGGCTGAACGTGTTCAACATTCAGGGCACGCTCTATCCCGATCTGATTGCAGATGGTTTTATCGGTCCGCGAACTATCAGCGCACTAAAAAGCTATCTTTCCCGGCGAGGAAAAGAGGGAGAGCTGGTTATGCTCCGGGCACTTAATTGCAGCCAGGGCCAGCGTTATCTCGAACTGGCAGAACAGCGCAGCGCGAACGAGACGTTTGTTTATGGCTGGGTAAAGGAGCGGGTGGTTATATGACGCTTGAGATGATTACCGGACTCGTTGTAGCTGTGTTTGCTGCTCTCGCCGCCGCGTTTGGCCTGGGTCATTCACGCGGCACCAGCAAAGCTGAAGCGAAAGCCGACCAGCAGCGCATCGAATATAACGCAGCGGCAACGGTCGCAGTAGCCGAACGCCGGGTAGAAACAACGAAAGAGGCCAGCAATGTACAGCAGACTGTTAACCGCATGCCTGATGACGATGTTGATCGCGAGCTGCGCGAAAACTTTACACGCCCCGGTGGTAGTTGATACGGGCTGTTTGTGGACTCGAATTATCTACCTGACAAACCACGATATTGACGTGCTGGATCGCCAGACGAAGAAAGACATCCTGGCGCATAACAAAGCGTGGCAGGCAAACTGCCAGAGGGTAAGCCCATGAGTTACACGCGATGCACCTTTTGCGGTTCGGGTTTACACACCCGCGAGAACTGCCCGCATACATGGAGCGGCAATGCTCGCCGGGTGAATCTGCGCTGTAGCTACTGCGGCGCAACTGGTCACAATTCTAACGCCTGCCCGCACAACGCCAGCAGCGCGAACCGTCGCCGTCTAAATGATGATTACTATCTCGACTAAGGATAAAAAATGACTCAAATAGTGCTTACCGCTGAACAAATTAAATCGCTCGCTGAGTTTGCAGAATCAGAAGGTCAAGCGGCGTATACGATCACCCACGCAACAATTCCGGCATTTGAAGCCGATGATGGCGAGGTTATCCCGGAATACACTGGTCTGGTCGCCTATTCAGGTTCAGAAGAGCACGGCGTACTGCAGCTCGACGATTGAGTGGCTATTACAAAGCCCACCTGCTGGTGGGCTTGATAATGGTTATCCCCAAAAAGTTATAAACCGGCCTCGCACTCGCGGGGCTTTTTAATGCGCATCGCACGCGCACACCAAAGAAAGTCTTTCAGCTGTGAGCCTGGGCAAACCGTTAACTTTCGGCGGCCTTGCCGTGCGACAGGCTCACGCCTAAAAGGAAAGAAATCATGGTTCAGAAAATCTTTAGGTTGTCCGGCGCTGCGACGGATGTTCTTTATGCGCTGTTTTTTCGTGGTGCGTTGGCTGGTGGAGATCTGCCATCTAAATCTGGCGCTGCTGAGCTTCGAGAACTGGGGTTTGCTGAAAGTCGCTATACCGCTACAAAATATCATGAGAAAAACTTCTTCACGTTCCTGACCGCTGAAGGGCAGGAGTTTGCCATTAAGCACCTGGCAGATACGCGCTTTGGTGTTCCCGCTGGTGGTTACATCGGCAGCCCTGTAGTTGCGGAAGCAGACATCCGTGGTTGCTGCCCAATTGAAGGCTATAAATGGGGCTGGTTTGTCGATAAATCCGGACAAGCATATATCCATAAGGCGCTGATCGGCGATGGCGTATTGTCTACGGGTTATAACGTGAAATTGAACGTGAAAGTCACCGACAAGGGTAAGCAGCACGAAGCTGGCATGGCACTTGATGTTGACGATGGTAAAAGCCGCGTGAAGATTTTGGCTGAAAAGCTTGCGGTTGCCGCCAATCACCAAAACGCGTTAGAGACCGCCTTACAGCAGTCCATCAAAAAGGTTGTGGACGAAACTATTCAAAAAGCTATGCAGCCAGGCGGTGCGATCTGGACTTCCTTACGGCGTGGAATCTGACGGGAGGTTTTATGCAGGTCACTATTGATGGTGTCCCATACGCTCCCGCCAGCGTCGTTTCATACCGGATCGGCATTGCCATTTCGACACATCAGCGCGCAGACGTATTAAAACGAGCACTCGAACAGCACATGAAGCACCTTCCCGCTGGCGCGCTGGTGGTGGTTGTCGATGATGGTTCAAAACCTGCGGCGGTAGTTCCCCACGGCGTGCAGCTGCTTCGCCATGAAACATCACTCGGCATTGTTGCTTCGAAGAACGCCAGCCTGTCAGCGCTAATGGATGCCGGGTGCGAGCATCTTTTTTTATGGGATGATGACGCCTGGCCCATCGCCGATAACTGGCATCTTCCCTACATCGAATCACCCGAGCCACATCTGGCTTACCAGTTCCTCGATCTTGCTGGCCAGAATAAGCTCAATGACCTTTCGGTGCTTTACCGTGACGATCAGCATGTGGCGTATACCGGGCAGCGCGGCGTGATGCTGTATTACCACCGTAGCGCCATCGAGAAGGTGGGTGGATTTGATCCGGTATACGGTCGCGGCATGTACGAACACAGCGACCTTGCCCTGCGCATCAATAACGCCGGAATGACTACGTGGGCTTACGCTGATGTGGCCGGTTCAGAAAAGCTGATTCATTCTCTCGATGAGCATGAGGCCGTAGAGCGTTCAGTGCCGAGGCCCGACCGCCAGGCGCTGGTGGAACGTAACGTGAAGATCCACAACGAACGACGCGATACCGGGTATACCGGTTACGTTGAATACCGCCAGCAGCGCGACGTAGTTATCACAACGCTGCTTACAAGTCAGCCCGACCCTCAGCGCGGTACGAAAATGACGGCCTCGCCTGACATGCTGACCAAGTGGGCTGCCTCGCTTCGAAATTGTGGCCGTATCACGCTGGTGGATGAACTACAGACGGCACCGGCAGACGTTGAGCTGTATCGCGTTCCTGACGTGAAGATGAATGTCTACTTCAGGCGCTGGCTGCATATCTGGCAGCACCTGCGAGATCACCCTGAATACCGGTTCGTCTGGTGTACTGATGGTACCGATGTCGAAATGCTTCGCGCGCCGTGGGAAGAAATGGAACCCGGTAAGGTGTATGTCGGTTCTGAACCGAAGACCTACGCCGACTCCTGGGCGAAACAGAATCATCCTGAGCGTATCTATCAGGAATTCATTGAAGCGCACCGCGGCGATGTGATGCTTAACGCTGGTCTGCTGGGTGGCACCCGCGCTGATGTAATGGCGTTCGCTCACGGCATCATCCGTCTTTACTACCGGATCGAGAGTTATCGTTTCTGGAAGAAAGAACAGGTTGGCGCCGCGGTGGGTGACATGATTGCTTTTGGCATTGTCGCGCAGTCATTCGCTGACAGGCTGGTCACCGGCCCTAAGGTCCACACCATCTTCAAAACGGATGGCATCGGCAAAGAGTGTGCCTGGTGGCGCCATAAATAACAGGAGTTCTTATGATTTCATATGAGGTTGAGTTTCCGACTCAAAAATCTTTTAGCTTAAAGATTAATGGTTATTCTTCAGCTGAAGGGCTGGATTGTAAATCGGTTGAGGCGATTGGCGGAGACGTCAAAGTTCAGATCGATAAGAAAACGCTTCTGTCTGTAGCTTATCGTGAGGATATCTCACCATATTTCACTCTTGAAGGTTACAAACAGCGCGCAAAGACACATGCCGAGATTGTGGTTTCTAAGCTTATAGAAGCGGTCCAAGAGCAGACCGCCTCTGAATCTAATACTGATTCGATTGTTGAGAATGCGAGAGAGAACTTACTGGCTAATTCCTGAAATTTTCAGCGCATAACTTTTAGTTCTTTGTAATGTCTCAGCTGCTTCAGCAGGGACATGTTTATCAGCAAGCTCCCAGTTAAGTTTTGTGTTGTGTTTGAATTGCGCCAATTGCTCTGGCGTGAGGACACTAATTAATTGTCTAACTACAGATTCAAGAGCATCTGTACGGTCTAGAAGTTTTTTAACAACTTCGATATCCATGATTTGATCCTTGTCTAGAGGTAAACAGCCATCCCTCTTCATCGAATACGCCTGTGTCCCACCACTGACGGGCTGAGTGCTTACCTTAACCAGGGTTAACCAGAAGTAACACCCTGATATTCAAACAGTAGCCGCCATCGTGCGGCTTATTTATTGGAGATTCGCTGGTGGCTGAAGACATAAAGTTTGTGGTGGTCGGCCATCACTCTCGCACAGGACATGCACAACGTCTCGCTGCGATGCTGGATGCCCATCTGCTTATTGATGACGGTAACCACGGCGCGAACTGGAATCACCGACGCGCGCTTGAATGGGCTGCTGAGCAACCTTGCCGGGTGGTTGTGCTGGAAGACGATGCGATGCCCGTTCCTTGGTTTGCAGAGCTGGTGGTCGACTGGCTGACCCGCTTTCCTGACGACACGCTGAGCTTTTATCTCGGTACCGGTCGACCGCCACAATATCAGATGCAGATAGCCGAACGGCTGATTGTTGCTGATAAGGCTCAGGCTGACTACATCACGCTGCCGCGACTGATACACGGGGTGTGCTATAGCGTACCTCCGCAACATATCAACCGCGTGTTGTCTCGATGGGATAGCAGTAAGCCAGCCGACTATGCAGTGGGTGATGCTTATGGTGGCGCAGTGGTCTATCCGTGCTACTCGCTGGTGGATCATGCAGATGGTGAACCGGTTGAACGTCACCCTGACTCAGCACCACGAACAGAGCGCCGCCGGGCGTGGAGGTTAGCCTGATGCCTGCGTTAATTCCGAGAGCATGCCGCAAGCGTGGCTGCCCTGGCACAACCACCGATCGCTCAGGCTATTGCATCAAGCATCTTAACGAAGGCTGGCAGCAACATCAGCGAGGACAGAGCAGGCATCAGCGCGGTTATGGCAGCAAGTGGGACAGGCTGCGCCCAATCGTTCTCGACAGGGATAAACACCTTTGTCAGGAATGCCTGCGAAATGGAAGGTATACACCCGCTGAGACGGTGGACCACATCACCGCCAAAGCAAATGGGGGGACCGATGACCTCTCCAACCTCGAAAGCCTCTGCAAGCCTTGCCACAGGGCGAAGACAGCGGTCGAAAGACTCAAATGACATCAATTCTCATTTGAATCGACCTAGGGGGAGGGCGGGTTGAAAGTTCAGGAACGACGCGCCAAAGGACCGCCGCCTAACCTCTTTTCACATCGCCGCAGGTTAGAAAACTTTTTTTAGGGGTCCCCCATTCGATGATTAATAGGAGTTTTCGATTATGTCTGGACCACCGAAAACCCCGACCCATCTACGTTTGGTGAGGGGTAACCCATCAAAACGTCCGATCAATGAAAACGAACCAAAACCCGCTGCAGGGGTACCCCCAACGCCGAAGCATTTCGACAAGCAGGGGAAATACTGGTTTAAGCGGATGGCCGACGAGCTTGATGCGCTTGGCGTCATGTCGCAGCTGGACGCGAGAGCGCTTGAGCTTCTGGTTGAGGTTTACACCGAGTACCGGCATCACTGCGATACGCTGGAGAGAGAAGGCTACACATATGCCGTTTATAGCGACGAAAAGCCAGACGAAGGCAAAGAGCGAGATATTCGCATGATCAAGGCTCACCCGGCCGCCATCATGAAAGCTGATGCCTGGAAACGTCTGCGCGCCATGCTCGGAGAGTTCGGGATGACGCCAGCCAGCCGCTCTAAAGTGAATGCAAAAGGTCCTGATGCGGTTGATCCGCTGGCCGAGTTTATGAAAGCGAGGGATTAATGGCTAAGGTTGCAGAAGGCATCCGCTACGCCGAGAGGGTAGTGGCCGGGGAAATAATTGCCTGTGAGTATGTGCGCCTTGCCTGTCAGCGTTTTCTTGACGACCTGGCACACGGCGAAGAGCGCGGGATTTTCTTTAGTGAGCCGCGCGCGCAGCACATCCTGAATTTCTATAAGTTTGTTCCTCACGTAAAGGGCGCGCTGGCAGGCCAGCCTATTGAGCTGATGGACTGGCATGTTTTCATCCTGATTAATATTTTTGGTTTTGTTATCCCGCTGGTTAACGAAGAAACGGGAGAAACCGTCCTGCGTAACGACGGCAGCGGTCGGCCGGTGATGGTTCGGCGCTTCCGTACTGCAGATGTTGAGGTGGCCCGTAAAAATGCCAAATCAACACTTTGCTCAGGCGTTGGGCTGTATATGGCTGGGGCCGACGGCGAGGGCGGTGCGGAGGTTTATTCCGCCGCTACCACCCGTGACCAGGCGAGAATTGTTTTTGAAGATGCGAAGAATATGGTCAAGAAGGCGAAAGCCACTCTTGGGCGGCTCTTCGAATTCAACAAGCTCGCTATCTACCAGGAGCAAACGGCCTCCAAATTCGAGCCATTATCATCAGATGCGAACAACCTCGACGGCCTGAACATCCACTGCGCTATTGTCGACGAGCTGCATGCACATAAAACCCGCGATGTATGGGACGTTCTGGAGACGGCAACCGGCGCGCGCCTGCAGTCGTTGCTTTTCGGTATCACCACCGCCGGCTTTAACAAAGAGGGTATCTGCTACGAACTGCGTGATTACGCCATCAAGGTTCTGCGTGGGCTGGTAAAAGACGATACGTTTTTTGCAATCATCTACACCTTAGATGAAGGTGACGATCCCTTTGATGAAAAAGTCTGGCAGAAGGCGAATCCGGGGCTGGGTATCTGTAAGCGCTGGGATGATCTGCGCCGCCTGGCTAAAAAGGCGAAAGAGCAGGTTTCGGCCAGGATTAACTTTTTCACCAAGCACATGAATATCTGGGTTACGGCAGAGTCTGCCTGGATGGACATGATGAAATGGGATAAATGCGAGTTTATCGCTCCGCAGCACGAACTTAAAACCTATCCCTCCTGGGTGGGCGTTGACCTTTCAAACAAAATTGATATCTGTGCGGCCGCCAAAGTCTGGCGCGCGCCAGGTGGCCACGTTCACGCGGATTTTAAATTCTGGCTACCGGAAGGACGCCTTGAGAAATGTTCCCGCCAGATGGCAGAGCTCTATCGTAAGTGGGCTGAGCTGGACAAGCTGATCCTTACCGACGGGGATGTAATCGACCATGCTCAGATTAAGGAAGAGCTGCAACAGTGGGTAGCTGGTGAGAGCCTGAAAGAAATTGGTTTCGATCCGTGGAGTGCCACGCAGTTCAGCCTCGCGCTGGCAGAAGAAGGGCTGCCACTGGTGGACGTGCCGCAGACGGTTCGCAATTTCTCTGAGGCGATGAAAGAGGTCGAAGCACTGGTATACGGTGGCCGCTTCCATCACAGCGATCACCCGGTAATGAACTGGATGATGTCCAACGTAACCGTCAAACCTGACCGGAACGAGAACATTTTCCCGAACAAGTCCACACCAGAGGCCAAGATTGATGGCCCGGCGGCATTGTTCACAGCAATGAGCCGCGTTCTGGTTAACGGTGGCAACGACCAGCAGGATCTCTCCGGATTCTTCAATAATCCCATCATGGTAGGTTTCTGATGAAAAAAAACAAACAGCCAGGCAGGGTGAAAAGCGCTCTGCTTAACTGGCTCGGTGTGCCTATCAGCCTGACTACCGGCACGTTCTGGGAGGAATGGTTTGGCACCAGCAGCAGCGGGAAGGTGGTAACAGCTGATAAAGCCATCCAGCTATCGGCTGTGTGGGCATGCGTTAGACTGTTGAGCGAGTCTATTTCAACTCTTCCTCTGAAAATATACGTTCGACAGCCTGACGGTTCGCGTAAAGCGGCAACCGACCATCCGGCCTATTCGATACTGTGCCGCCGACCCAATTCAGAAATGACACCATCCCGCTTTATGCTGATGGTGGTCGCCAGTATCTGCCTGCGCGGGAACGCTTTCATTGAGAAGAAATTCATCGCGAATCGCCTGGTTTCCCTGGTGCCTTTGCTGCCGCAGAACATGGTGGTTAAACGTCTTACTACCGGGGCGCTGGAATACAAATACACTGAAAACGGTAACGAGCGCGTCATTCCCGTCAAAAACATCATGCATATTCGCGGGTTCGGTCTGGACGGTGTTTGCGGCATGATGCCGATGAAAACAGGCCGGGATGTGATCGGTTCAGCAATGGCGGTTGAAGAGTCTGCTGCGAAGATATTCGAACAGGGCCTGCAGAGTTCAGGTTTTCTCTCCGCTGAGAATGCGCTGTCTGACGACCAACGTGAAAGACTTCGCAGCTACATGGCTGCATTTACCGGTTCGAAAAATGCCGGGAAGATCATGGTGCTTGAGGGTGGCTTAACGTACCAGGGCGTGACCATGAACCCGGAAGATGCTCAGATGCTCGAAAGCCGCGCATTTAGCATTGAGGAAATCTGCCGCTGGTTTCGCGTGCCGCCTTTCATGGTTGGTCACACCACGAAACAAAGCAGCTGGGCATCAAGCCTGGAAGGTATGAATCTGCAGTTCCTGACGCATACACTTCGACCGCTGCTGGTGAATATTGAGCAGGAAATTGGCCGGTGCTTACTCGACAGCGATGATGAAGTGTTTGCAGAATTCTCTGTTGAGGGTCTACTACGAGCCGATAGTGCAGGTCGCGCGGCATACTATACCAGTGCTCTTCAGAATGGCTGGATGTCCCGCAATGACGTTCGTCGTCTTGAGAACATGCCGCCGATTGAAGGTGGCGATATTTACACCGTTCAGCTCAACCTGACGCAACTGAAAAATCTCGAAAACAGCAACCCTGCTGTTCAGGCCCTTGCCCTGCGAGAGTTGCATAACCACGTATTCCCCGACATTTCCTTTGAACAATCTCCGCTGAAACAGGCCGCTTAGGAGCACTATCCTGATGAGCAAAAAACAACTTCCGGCTGCACCGGCGGGTCGTCCCTGCGCGCGTGTAACCTGTGAAACTTTACCGTCTGCACTGGACCGCTGGGACTGCGGAATTAAAGCTGCAGCCGCCGACGACAACAGCATTTCTGTTTTTGATGTTATCGGCCAGGACTACTGGGGCGAGGGTGTGACGGCGAAACGTATTGCCGGTGCGCTTCGGGCAATGAATGGTGCCGACGTTACGGTGAATATCAACTCCCCGGGCGGCGATATGTTTGAAGGCCTGGCAATTTACAACCTTCTCCGCGAATACGAAGGCCGTGTGACGGTGAAGGTACTTGGCATTGCCGCCAGTGCCGCCTCAATAATTGCGATGGCCGGGGATGATATTCAGATTGGCCGTGCTGCCTTCCTGATGATCCACAACTGCTGGGTATATGCGATGGGAAACCGTCATGACTTTGCTGAACTGGCACAGTCACTGGAACCCTTCGACACCGCCATGGCTGACATCTACGCTGCGCGTTCTGGTCTGGATATGACCACCGTACAGAAGTTGATGGATGCGGAAAGCTATATCGGTGGCAGTGATGCTGTGGCGAAGGGACTGGCAGACAGCCTGCTTTCTGCTGATGCGGTCAGCGATGGTGATGAATCTCCCGCCGCCGCGCTGCGAAAACTCGATGCGTTACTGGCTAAAACCAACACCCCGCGCTCTGAGCGCCGAAAACTCATTAAAGCCTTATCCGGTGGCATGCCTGGCGCTGTCACCACCAACGACGGTACGCCGGGCGCTGCCGAAGACATCAAACCTGAAACCATCAATTCACTTGAAAGCGCCCTGGCGGCGTTAGTCAAATAAGGACCCTTTATGTCTGAAGTAAACGATATTCTGAAAAAAGTCACGGCCAGCATTGAAGAAGCAACCGGCAAGTTCAACGCGAAAGCAGAAGAAGCCGTCAAAGAAGCGCAGAAATCTGGCAAGCTGTCAGAAGAAACAAAGGCAGCCGTCGATAAAATGGCTTCTGAGTTCAACGCCCTGCGTGAGGCAGAAAAAACGCTGAAGGCAGCGATGGGCGAACTGGAGCAACATGTTGCCCAGATGCCGCTGGCAAACGCGAAGCATGTTGTGGAATCAATCGGCCAGCAGGTGATCTCTGCTGAGGCGCTGAAAACCTTTGCTGCCGGTGTTGAAGGTGGCAAACGTATCAGCATCCCTGTGAAGGCTGCTTTGACTTCTGCGGATGTTCCTGATGGTGTTGTGGAGCCTCAGCGCCTGCCGGGTATTGATACGGCACCGAAGCAGCGTCTGTTTATCCGCGATCTGATTGCGCCTGGTCGCACTTCTTCCCCGGCTATTTTCTGGGTACAGCAGACGGGCTTCACCAACAACGCGAAAGTGGTTCCTGAAAATACGCAGAAACCATACAGCGAAATTGAGTTCACGCCAAAAATCACTGGCGTCAGCACCATCGCCCACCTGTTCAAAGCTTCAAAGCAGATCCTGGATGACTTCGCACAGCTGCAGTCCACCGTTGATGCCGAAATGCGCTACGGGCTGAAGTACGCGGAAGAGCAGGAAATTCTCTTTGGTGATGGTACCGGCGTTCATCTGCATGGCATCGTTCCTCAGGCGTCGGCGTTTAATCCAGCGTTCACTGTCGAACAACAGAGCGGGATTGATGATCTGCGTCTGGCAATGTTGCAGGCGCAGCTGGCGCGCTTCCCGGCATCCGGTCATGTTCTTCACTTCATTGACTGGGCGCGGATCGAGCTGACAAAAGACAGCCTGGGCCGTTACATCCTGGCTAACCCGGCGGCACTGACTGGCCCGACTCTGTGGGGGCTGCCGGTTGTTGCAACGGAAGCGGCAGCCTTCCAGGGTAAATTCCTGACCGGTGCATTCAACGCTGGCGCGCAAATCTTCGACCGCGAAGATGCGAACGTGGTGATCTCCACGGAGAACGCCGACGACTTCGAGAAAAACATGATCACCATCCGTTGCGAAGAACGTCTGGCGCTGGCTGTGAAACGCCCTGAGGCGTTCGTGTACGGTTCATTCAGCACCGGCGCGGGTAGCTGATAACTATTGCGGCCTTCGGGCCGCTTTTTTTCTGGGCAAACAAATGCTTGATCAAAATGTGGTGAAACAGCACTGCCGCATTGATACCGATTTTACCGGCGATGATGCTCTGCTGAAGATATACACGGGAGCGGCGGCGCGATACGTCCAGACATGGACAAGGCGAACGCTGTATGAGAATGAAAGCAGCCCTGGCTATTCAGACGACCCGGACCCGATTCTACTGAATGATGATGTTAAGGCAGCCATGTTACTGCTGATCGGACACTGGTATGCCAACAGAGAATCAGTGGCCGTCGGTCAGACCGTTGCAGAGGTCCCGCTTGCAGTTGAAGCCTTGCTGCAGCCATACCGAATTTACGGGGTATAGGAGGACTTTATGCAGGCCGGAAGACTGAGAGACAGGGTGGTAATTCAGAACATCACAACATCGCGTGATCCTTCAGGTCAGCCTGTTGAAGCATGGCACGACGGCGCAGAAACCTGGGCAGAAGTAAAAGGTATTAGTGGGCGAGAGCTGGTAGCCGCTGGTGCTGAAACCGCAGTCGCCACCATCAGGGTATGGACACGATTTCGTAGCGATATCTCTGCAGCTTCCAGACTCAGGGTTGAAACCGGACCGTTCAAAGGCGCTATTTTGAATATCATTGGCCCACCGATTCCAGATTCTCGCGGTGTTCAGCTCGAAATTCTTTGCAAGCAGGGAGCTGAAAAATGATTGAGACGAGCCTCGATTTTTCCGGGTTAAATGACATCGCAAAGGATCTGGAGGCGCTTAGCCGCGCTGAAAATAACAAGGTTCTGCGTGATGCCACGCGCGCTGGCGCCGAAGTGCTTAAGGAAGAAGTGATCGCCCGCGCTCCGGTGCGTACCGGGAAACTGAAAAAAAACGTGGTGGTGGTGACCCAAAAAAGCCGCCGCCGCGGGGAAATTTCTTCCGGTGTCCACATTCGTGGTGTTAACCCGCGCACCGGGAACAGCGATAACACGATGAAGGCGAATAACCCGAGAAACGCCTTTTACTGGCGGTTCGTCGAAATGGGTACCGTTAACATGCCGCCGCACCCTTTCATTCGTCCCGCGTTCGATGTACGCCAGGAGCAGGCGACGGAGGTCGCAATCAGGCGCATGAACCAGGCCATTGACGAGGCATTAAGCAAATGACGGAAGACGATCTCTATCCTCTGTTGGCGCCGCTGGCCGGAGGGCAGGTTTATCCCTACGTTGCGCCGCTCGGCAGTGACGGGAATCCTTCAGTCTCTCCGCCCTGGGTAATTTTCTCGATTATTACCGACGTGGCCGCAGACGTTCTTTGCGGCCAGGCTGAATCTGCCGTTTCTGTGCAGGTTGATGTCTATTCCAGCACCATCGCTGAAGCGCGCACGATCAGGAATATGGCGCTTGATGCACTGCAGGTGCTGAAGCCGGAAAGCATTATGAAAACGCCGGGCTATGAGCCTGATCTGCGCTATTACCGGGCAACGCTCGAGTTTCAGGTAACCGTTTAACTTTACCCACCATAACAGACCGCTCCGGCGGTCTTTTTTTTAACTGGAGAAACCATGACCAGTAAGTATGAAGTCACAAAGGGGATGACCTTTGCCGTCTCCGACGCACCCGTAACCGCCGAGGATTTTAACGCCTCAGGTTTCCCGGGGTCTGGCATTACCTGGCTGGAAGCGGCCTGTGCAACAAAGGAGATCACCTTCACCGGCGGGCAGAAAGGGGATATCGACGTAACCACTCTGTGCTCAACTGAACAGGAGCAAACCAATGGCCTCGCCGCGCCTGCTGAAATGAGCATTACCCGTAACTGGGTTGGCGATGAAGCAGCACAGGAGGCACTGCAGACCGCTTACGAAAATGACGAACTGCGTGCGCTGCGTGTGGTATTCCCGTCTGGCAACGGTTTCTACGTGCTGGTGGAGGTACGCCAGAGCTCATGGTCTGCTGCAACCTCTTCCGTTGTTGGCGCTACCTATTCTCTGCGTGTACGCGGCAAACCTAAACGCATCTACGCGTCTGGTTCCTGAGCGGCTTCGGCCGCTTTTTTTTATCCCTCCGACCATGTAACAAGAGAAAAATGAAATGGCGCAAAAAACATCACAGAATTCATTACGCAACGTGGCGCTTACAGCATCGAAAGCCTATCGCACCAAAGAAGGTATCACGGTCCCTGAATGGGATGGCGCAAAGGTAACGCTGCGTGAACCTTCTGGCGATGCCTGGGTGAAATTCCGGGAGATCGTTAATCCCCAGATCGCCGATGGCGAAGAGGCACCGACGCTGACGGAGGCGGAAAAGTTTCTGCGTAACAAAGAGGCTGATGTGGTTCTGTTTATTGACGTTCTGCTGGATGAAAACGGCGAGCGAGTATTCAGCGATGAGGATCAGGAGCAGGTATCTAAAATTTATGGTCCTGTGCACTCCCGCCTGCTGGCTCAGGCCCTCAACCTTGGTATGAGCCAGGAAGAAGCGGGAAAGCCGTAAAGCAGCCGCTGACCTTCTTCCTGATGTCGCTGGCGCTCCGGTTGGGGCGTACTCTCCACGAACTGCGCCAGACCATGACCGCCAGCGAGCTCAAAATGTGGATCGAGTTCGACCGCATCAGTCCGATTGGTGACTGGCGCGCCGATGCTCAGGCGGCGCAGATCTCCGTTGCAATGCTGAACTCTCAGGGCGGGAAATTCACCATTCCTGACGTGATGCTGAAATGGGGTGAGCAGGAAGAAGGCGCTGAAATCTCTGAACTTGAAGAATGGATGTCCAGTCTTTGATGCCCGCGGCTGCGGGCTTTTTTATGGGTGAAATATGGCAACGCTGCGCGAGCTAATCATCAAAATTTCGGCGAACTCTTCTTCTTTCCAGTCAGAGATCGCCAGAGCGTCCCGCATGGGAACCGATTACTACCGCACTATGGAACAGGGCGGGAAAAAAGCTGCAGCGGCCACGCGTGAAACTCAGCGGTCTTTGGCTGACCTGAATTCTCAGCTTGCAACCGTGCGAACCTCTGCTGCCGGGCTTGCCGGTGCGTGGGCTGGTGCATTTGCCACGCATCAGCTGATTCAGTTTGCCGACACGTGGAACCAGTTGAATGGGCGTCTTCGCCTTGCGTCCTCTTCCAGTGAGGATTACGTGCAATCCCAGCGAGTGCTGATGGAGATTAGCCAGCGCACCGGAACATCCCTTGAGGCAAACAGCAACCTGTACAGCAGAATTGCACAGTCCCTGCGTGATGCCGGTTACGCTTCTGCTGACGTCGCAAAAGTTACGGAAACCGTAGCAACCTCACTGAAGCTGTCTGGCGCCAGTACCGAAGAGGCGAGTTCTGTTATCACCCAGCTTAGCCAGGCACTTGGCTCAGGCGTTTTGCGAGGCGAAGAATTTAACTCCATCATGGAGAACGGCGGCCGCCTGGCGAAACTGCTGGCTGATGGGCTGGGTACCACTGTTGGTGGCCTGCGAAATATGGCCAACAACGGCGAGCTGACGACCAACAAGATCGTCCCGCTGCTGACCAATGTAGAGATCCTCCGTAAAGAGTTCGACACCCTTCCTGCATCCATCAGCGGATCTGCACAGAAAGTGCAAAACGCCTTTCTCGCATGGGTTGGCGGTGCGAATGATGCTGTCGGCGCATCATCCACTCTTTCCGGCGTGCTGGATGGTCTGGCGAATAACATCGATGATGTGGCAAATACAGCCGGTATTCTGGTTGGTGTTGGCCTTGCTCGTTATTTTGGCAATATGGTCGGCAGCGTCGCTCAGTCAACCCGGGCAGTGCTCGCTAATACGGCCGCCGAGGTCGCACTGGCGCAGGCTCAGGTTCGCGGCGCTCAGGTTAGCGTTGCTGCTGGTCGCCAGGCTGTTTACCGCGCTCAACAGGCGCGCGCGGCGGCGACGAGTATTGAGGCTCAGATTGTCGCTGAGCGTAATCTTGCTGCTGCTCAGGCATCACTGAATACGGCGCTTGCTGGCAGGACTTCGGCCGTTAATAACCTCACCAATACAGCCTCGGTGATGTCCCGCCTGGGTAGTGGCGTTCTTGGCATTCTCGGTGGCTGGCCTGGAGTGATTATCGGTGCCGGCGCTGCGATGTATGGCCTTTATCAGCATACCCAGCAGGTGCACCGTGAGGCAGTAGGTTTTGCCAACAACCTCGACGAGATCAACACCAAGCTCCAGCAGATGTCGGTGCTTGGCCTGCGTTCGACCGCGGCTGATGCCCGTACATCTTTACAGGCGCAGAAACAGGACCTGGCCGACCTCGACTCTCAGATCGCGAAGGTGAAAGACAGCCTTAAGGCGGTTGATCAAATCCAGCAGGACTACAACCGCCATCCGACGCTGACCCTGATCAACACCTTCATGGACCAGGCCGACATCACGGCCAAAAACATCGAGCTGACTGATAAGCTAAACCAGCTGGAGTACCAACGCGAACAGGCAGCTTCAAAAGTCGAGCAAACGCAGAAGCTGGTTAACCAGGCTAGTGATCTTGCCACACAAAAGGCTATCGAGCAGGCTGGCGCCGTCTCTATCCTGAAAGGTGCGTATGACCTGCTTAACCGCTCAATGTCAGCGACCGCTGGCGCGAAGCCGCCGCAGTATGCCGGGCCAGTTGTCTCTCTGGCGAACGCAACGCCTCAACAGCAAACCGCACTGGAGCGCTCACGCCGCGATAACGAGCTGGCCAGCCTCAGCGGATTAGAAAAACTCCATCAGCAGCACGTCTATGAAGCAGAAGACCTGCAGCTAACCGGGGCGCTTTATACACAGTACATCTACAACAAGGATCAGGCAGCCAAAAAGGATGCAGCATCTGCAGAGGCCAAAAAAGCCTCCACCGCCGCTTCGAATGCACAGAGTAAAGCCGAGCGCGAAGCGGCCAGCACCGCCGAACAGTATTCCCGGAAAATGGCCGATCTGAGCGTGGCTATCGACGTGCAACGCGTCCGGGCCACGGAAGGCGAAAAAGCCTCGGAGCTTTACGCTGCATCGCACCAAGCAGGCACTAAATGGACCGACGAGCAGCGCAGGGCAATCCAGGCATCATCAGCAGAACTGGCAAAATGGACGCAAAAAGCCGACGAGAACGTGCGCAAGCAGCGAGAACAGGCTGATGCCCTGAAGGATTTAACTGAAGCGGCCCGAAAGTTCAGGGATGAGGCGACGCTGACAACCGAAACCGCAGGCATGAGCGATCGCCAGCGCAGCCGGTTCGACGAGACGCAACAGATCGACCGTGTTTTTGCTAAAACGGACGGCGGTACCGAGGCCATTGCGCAGCGCGCCGCAGCCCTCGATGCTCTGGATAAGAAATACAAGGCTATTGCAGCAGCTGAAGCGGATTGGATGTCCGGAGTATCACGCGGCTATGCAAACTGGTTTGATGAAATCACTAACGTATCCGGCACGGTTTCTGATGGGGTGAAAACCACACTCGACAGCGCGTTTGGTAACGTCACCTCAATGCTGGAAGGCAATAAGGTTAGCTGGAAATCGTGGGGTATTTCTGTCCTGCAGATTATCGAAAAAGTGGCTCTGCAGATGGCGGTGGTAAGCGCGATGGGGGGCGGCTCTTCCGGATCTGGTTTGGTTGGCTCGCTGGTGGGCGGGATTGCCGGGTATTTCGGTGGCAGTGCCGGCGGCGCAGCTGCCAGCACCGGTACGGCGGTTTCCAGTTACGGATCGAACTTCCAGTTTAACGCCAAAGGCGGCGTTTATGACTCCCCCTCTCTGAGCGCTTTCAGTAATGGGATCGTCAGAAACCCCACCATGTTCGCTTTCGCAAAAGGCGGGGCCGGAATTATGGGCGAGGCTGGGCCGGAGGCGATCATGCCGCTTACCCGCGCGCCGGATGGTTCTCTCGGCGTTCGTGCGGTCGGAGGTGGCGGCGGTCAGTCTGTATCTTCGGCGCCACAGGTTTATATCACTATCGATGGCAACGGAAACACTCAAACACAGGCGACGACTGGCTATGAACAATTTGCGCGAGAAGTGGGTGCTTATACAGATAAACGTTACAGGGAACTGATAATGAGAGATTTAGCACCGGGCGGGGCTATCTGGAATATGGCGAAAGGAGGGCGTTAATGGCCATTGAAACTTTTGCATGGTGCCCAAGAATTAACGCTGAGGCGGATACGACTTTCCGGACGAGGAAAGCGAAGTTTGGCGATGGATATGAGCAGGTGTCTGGTGATGGATTAAACGCCAGAAGTCAGGAGTGGACGCTTAATTTCACAGGAAATGAATCCTATATCGAGGCCATAAAGACTTTTCTTGACAGGCATGGCGGTACCAAAGCGTTTCAGTGGAAACCGCCACTTGAACCATTAGGGCTTTATCGCTGCGAGGCGTATAAACCTACGGGGCTGGGCGCCGGAAAATTTAACCTTGAAGCAACATTCATACAGGCATTCCGACCATGAGTCTTAACGCAGATTTTCAGAAGCTCGAACCTGGCGATGTGGTCAGGCTTTTCGAAGTGGATGGCACGGCATTTGGTACCGGTGATGTGCTGCGATTTCACAGCTACAGTCTTGCGCACTCTGAAGCCGAAATTATCGCTGCCGGCGGTGATGAAAATAAACTGCCTGCAAAATCTATCTGGTGGCAGGGGGAGGAGTATAAAGCCTGGCCCTGCCAGATTGAGGGGATCGAAGCATCTACGAGTGGAAGCAGCGCGCAGCCAAAATTATCGGTGGCTAACCTTGATAGCTCCATTACGGCTCTTTGTCTTGCTTATGACGATATGCTGCAGGCGAAAGTGACCATCCATGACACGCTGGGCAAATATCTTGACGCGATTAACTTTGCCGACGGCAATCCAACAGCTGACTCGACCCAGGAAAAGCTGAAGGTTTTCTACATCGATGCAAAGAGTAGTGAAACCAACGAAGTAGTTGAGTTCACGCTATCCAGCCCGATGGACCTACAGGGGCAAATGATCCCGACGCGACAACTTCATTCCCTGTGTACCTGGTGCATCCGGAATAAATATCGCACCGGCGACGGCTGCGATTATGCGGGAACCAACTATTTCGACAAAAACAACAACCCGGTCAGCGATCCGTCGCTTGATGAATGCAACGGCACGCTGACGGCCTGCAAACTTCGGTTCGGTGAAAATAACGAGCTCTCGTTTGGTGGGTTCCCTGGCACGTCCTTGATCAGGAGTTGATATGCGGCAGAAAACCATTGATGCCATTATGGCGCATGCTGCAGCTGAATATCCTCGCGAGTGCTGCGGCGTGGTGGCGCAGAAAAGCCGTGTTGAACGTTATTTCCCGTGCCGCAACCTTGCCACAGAGCCGGAGGACAATTTTGTCCTCTGCCCGGAAGATTATGTAGCTGCTGAGGACTGGGGAACGGTGATCGCCATCGTTCACAGTCACCCTGACGCCACAACGCAACCGAGCGAACTGGATAAAGCGCAATGCGACGCAACGCTTTTACCCTGGCATATTGTGAGCTGGCCGGAGGGTGATTTACGCACCATCCAGCCGCGTGGAGAACTGCCGCTGCTGGAGCGCCCGTTTGTTCTGGGTCACTTTGACTGCTGGGGGCTGGTAATGAGTTATTTCCGGCAAACGCACGGGATAGAGCTTCACGATTACCGGGTGGATTATCCCTGGTGGGAAAACGACTATCCGGACAACTTTTATCAGGATTGCTGGTATGAGTGCGGATTTCGTGAATTCGACGGGCCACCGAAACCCGGCGATATGGTGATCATGCAGGTCCAGGCCGATAAGTGGAATCACGCGGGGATCCTGCTGGAGGGCAATATGCTACTGCATCACCTTTATGGCCATCTGAGCCAGCGCGTGCCGTATGGTGGCTACTGGCAGGAAAGGACGATGAAGATTCTACGTTTTAAAACGCTATTATGAATCCGCTATGTTGGCATATTTCTGAAAGGGGATTGTCCTGTTATCATTTAACCTTCAAACATAAAGGGGGAAAAATGAAACGCTTAGCACTTTTGATGTTGGCATTTGTTGGAATGCACGTTGAAGCTAGACCAATTACTGCAGATGAGAGAGCTGCAGTAGAAGATGTTATCAGGGAAGAGATGAAAGACCCTGAAGCTGCAAAGTTTAACCATATGGATTTCCCCTATCCTGACAATACTTTCACCTATTGTGGATATGTTAATGGTAAAAATTCATATGGAGCGTATGCAGGAAAACAACTATTTGCGACATTCTTAGGTAAAAATGCAAATGGAAAGCTTATCGCGGCATCCTTCGACGTTAACTCACAAACCGGTGAGCCCGTAGACCAGTCTGTTATTTCCACTCTCTGTGCAAGTGCCGGCTATGATATTCCCGTCAAAAAAATGTTTTTCAAGGATGTTAATAAAAACAGGGCTGAAAAAGGTATACCCAAACTCAGCTCTCAATACATGACCCCCTGAACATTAATAATATCAAACCGCTTAGGCGGTTTTTTATTTGGAGGTGCTATGCAAGAGGTAATGACCCGTATTGAGCTTAGCGGAATACTGGGTAAAACATATGGGAAGGTTCATCACCGCCTGGTTCGCACCACTGCTGAAGCCATTAATGCACTTGCGAAAACAATAAATGGTTTCGAGAAATTCTTAAACACAAGCAAAGCCCGAGGGCTGACATATGCTGTTTATAGAGATAAAAAGAATATTGGCGTTGATGATTTAGGCTTTCCAGTTTCCGGTGAAGTGATCCGGATTGTCCCTGTAGTAATAGGAAGTAAAAAAGCGGGATTACTGCAAACAATTCTCGGAGCGGTATTAGTGGTAGTGGGTGTGGTTACCTCTGCATATGGTGGAGCACCATTGATCGGCGCAGGTATTGGTATGATGGCTGGTGGTATCGTCCAAATGCTATCTCCTCAACCAGCAGGTCTGGCCAGCAAACAAAGCGCAGATAACCGCGCCTCTTATGCATTCGGTGGCGTGACAAACACCGCTGCTCAGGGCTACCCGGTTCCGCTCCTGTATGGTCGTCGTCGGATCGGTGGGGCAATTATTTCTGCCGGAATTTATGTCGAAGATCAGCAGTAGATAACAAACCTTTTTTCAAGCCACCTCCGGGTGGCTTTTTTTATGGGCTCAATATGGCTACAGAAAAAGTGTTAAAGGGCCGCAAGGGCGGCAGCTCAAGTTCCCGAACCCCTACCGAACAGCCTGATGATCTGCAATCTGTAGCGAAGGCAAAAATTCTTGTTGCGCTTGGTGAAGGGGAGTTTGCCGGGCAGCTAACCGGCAAAGATATCTACCTGGACGGAACGGCCCTGGAGAACTCCGATGGCTCCCAAAACTTCAGCGGTGTGACGTGGGAGTTTCGTGCGGGAACGCAGGCGCAAAAATATATTCAGGGCATTCCCGGTACCGAAAACGAAATCAGCGTGGGGACTGAGGTATCAAGCGCCACAGCCTGGACGCGCACATTTACCAATACGCAGCTTTCAGCAGTTCGCCTGCGTCTGAAATGGCCATCGCTTTTTAAACAGGAGGACGACGGTGATCTGGTCGGTTACTCGGTTAATTATGCGATTGACCTGCAGACGGACGGCGGCACATGGCAGACGGTACTCAATACCAGCGTGACCGGCAAAACAACCTCGGGTTACGAGCGCAGCCACCGTATTGATTTACCGCAGGCTGGCAGTACCTGGACAATTCGGCTCCGTAAAATTACTGCTGACGCCAATAGCGCGAAGATCGGCGACACGATGACGCTGCAGAGCTTCACCGAGGTGATTGATGCCAAACTGCGTTACCCGAACACCGCTCTGCTCTACATCGAATTCGACTCAAGCCAGTTCAACGGCTCTATTCCTCAAATTTCATGCGAACCGCGCGGCCGCGTTATCCGCGTTCCGGATACCTACGACCCTGAAACACGCACTTATAGCGGTACGTGGACCGGTGCGTTTAAGTGGGCATGGACGGATAACCCTGCGTGGATTTTTTACGACCTGGTTGTTTCTGACCGGTTCGGCCTCGGGCACCGTTTGACCGCTGCGAATATCGATAAATGGACGCTTTATCAGGTTGCCCAGTATTGCGATCAGCAGGTACCTGACGGCAAAGGGGGCAACGGTACCGAACCACGTTATACCTGCAACGTGTACATTCAGGACCGGAACGACGCCTACACAGTCCTGCGTGATTTTGCCGCTATCTTCCGTGGCATGACCTACTGGGGCGGGGATCAGATTGTGGCCCTGGCTGACATGCCGCGCGATGTTGATTACAGCTACACGCGCGCTAACGTTGTTGGCGGTCGCTTCACCTATTCGAGCAGCACCACGAAAAGCCGCTACACCACAGCGCTGGTTTCATGGTCAGACCCGGGTAACGCTTATGCCGACGCGATGGAGCCGGTTTTTGAGCAGGCGCTGGTGGCGCGATACGGCTTCAATCAGCTGGAAATGACAGCCATCGGCTGCACCAGGCAGTCAGAAGCGAACCGAAAGGGGCGCTGGGGTATTCTCACCAACAACAAGGATCGCGTTGTTTCGTTTGATGTCGGGCTGGACGGCAACATTCCGCAGCCGGGCTACATCATCGCCGTGGCAGACGAGCTGCTATCCGGAAAGGTTATGGGCGGCCGCATCAGCGCCGTTAACGGTCGCGTTATCAAACTTGACCGCGTGGCAGATGCAGCAGCGGGTGATCGCCTTATTCTCAACTTACCATCCGGAGTGTCGCAGAGCAGGACCATTCAGGCCGTAAACGGGGAATCAGTCACAGTCACCACGGCATACAGTGAGACGCCACAGGCCGAAGCTGTTTGGGTGGTTGAATCTGACGAGCTCTATGCGCAGCAGTATCGTGTTATCAGCGTTTCCGAAAAGGATGATGGCACGTTCTCGATTACTGGCGCATGGCACGACCCGGATAAATATGCCCGTATCGATACCGGAGCCATTATCGACCAGCGGCCGGTGAGCGTGATCCCGCCTGGTAACCAGTCGCCGCCTGCGAACATCGTGATCAGCTCGTTTTCCGTGGTTCAGCAGAATATCAGCGTCGAAACGATGCGCGTGAGCTGGGACCAGGCGCAGAACGCTATCGCCTATGAAGCGCAGTGGCGCCGCAACGACGGGAACTGGGTTAACGTGCCGCGCAGCTCCACCACATCCTTCGATGTTCCGGGCATTTACGCAGGACGCTATCTGGTTCGTGTGCGTGCCATAAATGCCGCCGAAATTTCGTCCGGATGGGGCTATTCAGAAGAGAAAACGCTAACGGGGAAAGTGGGCAATCCACCAAAGCCGGTTGGCTTCATTGCTTCTGAAAACGTGGTATTCGGCATCGAACTGAACTGGGGATTCCCGGCGAATACCGACGATACGCTGAAGACGGAGATTCAGTACAGCCTGACCGGTACTGAGGACGATGCGATGTTGCTGGCCGATGTGCCATACCCGCAGCGTAAATATCAGCAGATGGGACTGAAGGCAGGACAGATTTTCTGGTACCGCGCGCAGCTGGTCGACAGAACGGGTAACGAATCCGGGTATACGGATTGGGTGCGCGGGCAGGCCAGTATCGATGTTTCCGACATAACCGATGTGATCCTGGAGGAAATTAAAGATTCTGAAACGTTCAAAGACCTGATCGAGAACGCGGTGGACAGCAACGAAAAAGTTGCAGGCATGGCGGATGACATCAAAAAGCATGCCGACGAACTCGAGCGGCAGGCGAAAGACATCCAGGAAAACGCTGACGGGCTGGCGCAGGCCGAAGTGAAGATAGACGAGATTTCTGTGTCGATGGACGGCATGACAGGAGGTGTGAAGAACTCGGCAATTGCGATAATCCAGGCCAACCTCGCTCAGGTGGCCACGCGTAAAACCCTGTCGGCATCGGTTGCTGGTAACAGCGCGCAGCTGGACCGCATTGATGAGGTGATCGTCAATGACAGGGAGGCAACGGCACGTGCATTGCTGAGCTTGCAGACGAGCGTCAACGGTAATACGGCATCCATCAACAGCCTGAGCCAGACGGTTTCGAATTATCAGCAGTCTACAGCCACGCAGATAAATGCTATTACGGCAACAGTCAATGGACATACTGCCTCTATAACCACGAACGCCCAGGCCATTGCGAACGTAAACGGCCAACTCAGCGCGATGTACAACATCAAAGTTGGGGTAACGAGTAATGGTCAGTATTACGCGGCAGGGATGGGGATCGGTGTAGAGAATACACCCTCCGGCATGCAGTCGCAGGTTATCTTCCTGGCTGACCGTTTTGCCGTCACTACTCAGGCAGGCGGTACAGTTACGCTGCCTTTTGTGATCCAGAACGGGCAGACCTTTATCAATCAGGCATTCATCGGTAATGGGTGGATTCAGAACGCGATGATCGGCGATTACATCCAGTCCACGACATGGGACGGAACCGGGAACGTCGGCTGGCACATCAACAAATCTGGTTATGCCGTTTTCAATAATGTGACGGTTCGTGGCGGGGTTTACGCCCAAAATGGGCAGTTTGGATTTACCAACTCAACAGGAGGAGTCACGATCAATAACAACGGTGTCACTGTCAATTTGTCGAACGGTGGGCGTATTGTTCTGGGAGAATTTTGATGGCCAGAGGGCTTTATATTGATTTGAATGACGGGCGTCCGGCAATGACCATCACTGCCGGAATGAAATGTCCGTCGTATGGCGGGGAGGCTGTGGAAGCATGGGGCCAGCAGACTATGACTGTTCAGGGTTTTGTTGCCGGAGCGACGCCTTTTTTCATTCCATCAAACTCGGTTGTGAATGTGACTCGCTCGCCGAATCTGATAACAACGATTATGGTTCTCGATGGGATAACCAATAACGGCAACGGAACCCTGACTCAGAGTGTCTGGTCATCAGATGGCTGGGGGAAAGATAAAACATTTCCCGGCACAGTCTGGCAGATTTTACCTGCAGGGCAGAGTGGAAACCGTGGCTTGCTTATTGAGGATTCGACAGACTTTATTGCGATAACTGATGTTAGCCGTGTTGCTTCCTGTGTTTTCAGTGGAACGGTCAATGTAAATGGTACTTACGCACTTCCGGCTAAGGGGCTCGTTTTTGCCCGCTGGAATGACAGCGCAGCTACGCTTGAATGTGATGGTAATAATATCTATTCCCGGCAGGATTACACGGGCTATGACGATATTGCCCGTTCTGTGAATGTCGATATTGCGATTTTTGCGGTTCAGGCTCCTGTACCGGGGAGGGGATTAAATTTCATTAACGCTGCTGGACAGTGCACTTTCTCTACCACCCGCCGTCCATTTATATTCCGCAATCAGTTTTATTCTCCGGGTAATAGCTGGGTCGATATTGGCAACAGCATGATTGCGCTTGGCTGCTATGGTTTCAATTCGTCCACAGCCAGTGGTTGGTGCAACATGCGCTCCAAGGGATTGGTGATGAGCGGGAACTCGGTAAAGTGTGGAAATGGCCGCGTCCGTTCCCGTTGGACCGACAAGTATTCTGTGACCGGCGAGAGGTATACCGGAATGAGTATTCCCATCATCCCCGCCATGTACTGACACAACCCAACTAACAAGCCCCGCGATTGCGGGGTTTTTTATTGCCTGGAGAAAATATGCTTTATAACACTGGCACTATTGCTATCAACGGAAATACCGCCACCGGGACGGGTACAAACTGGACGGCGCCAGCCAGCCAGGTTCGCGCTGGCCAGACGATTATCGTCATGTCGAGCCCGGTTCAAATTTTCCAGATCTCAAGCGTGGACAGCTCCACCTCGATGACGGTTACACCTGCTGCCGCTCCGGCACTGAGTGGTCAGAAGTATGGAATCCTGGTGTCCGACAATATCTCTGTAGACGGGCTAGCACAGGCTATGTCTCAGCTAATCAATGAGTATGACGAGAACATTGGCGCGTGGGAGACGTTCGCCACAACCTCAGCCAACCAGAACATTACCGTTACGATCAACGGCACCTCCGTCACCATCCCTGGCATCGGTAAACTGGCACAGAAAGGGAGCAACGGTGCGCTTGCTGTCGCAGACGGCGGAACCGGCGCAACAACGGCAGAGGGCAGTCGCACAAACCTCGGTTTGGGAAACAGCGCCACCAGGAACGTCGGAACAGCGGCGGGAACGGTGGCGGCCGGGGATGATTCG